ATTTTGGTATCCATCTTCATAAGTCTCTGTGTTACACGGAAACCTGAAGGTGTTACCCACATCAATTCAGTAGCACCTTCTCGTATAGCTCTACTAACTTCTTGTTCTATCCATCGCATAACCTTCATCGGTCCCGGGACGACATCTTCCATAGCGTCACGGACTGCTTTAACTACTTGAGTCAGTTCTTCTTTTTCAACCTCAATATCTATATCTTTAAATGCGTCACGAATATACTGTCGATTGCTGAAAGGCTTTGCGTTGTAAGGGATTGTCATCACGCAACGCTTGGTTTTTTTTCTGTCCCAGTAAGGACGTAACCTCTCAGGTATCTGAGATCTACTCTGTTCTGCTATTACTGCATAAGCATCTTGCGGTTTATCACTAGGTAATACGTTTACCAGTGAAGCTGTGGACTTATCTCGTGCTAATCCTGCTAAGATCTGTAGACCTGAGCATGTAGCATCGGTAGCCACGGGTAATCCTGTTGTGCTTGATGAGTGTGTAATAACTACGTCATAGTATTCTCTACAACTAGCTAAAAATTGCCAAGGTTCGTCAGCAGTCTCCCAGTCCCCGATATTATTTATCGGATCTGTAGCGACACGTATGATCCTTGCCTTATTCTCAATAAGCTTCGGCCACATTAGTCTCTCGTCTAACGTTGCCTTATCAAGACCAACAGTTGTTGCTACTTGGAAAGCTAACCATGACTTACCATCTTCAGTTATCTCAGCCTCATCAGAAAACCTAATAAGACTCTTACCAAAGTCAGTATCTTGTGGTGTAAGGAAACTAGGTATAGGGTATGCTCTACCTCTATAGTCGTAGCTCCAAGGAATGAAGTAATCTTTGTCTTTAAACTCTCTGGCTACATTCATAGTCATACGAGTACGACAACTAGCTCTCCATTCGTTAGCGTTCTTGTTCTTGGCATTGGCTGCCTTCTTCTTCCACTCCTTCCTAGCTGTCTCATTTGTCTCAATATCAAATGGCTTAGGAGGTTCAGGATAATGTAATACGGGATGAAACTTTCCTACCTCTATCTGTCTCTCTTCTAACTCTTCAGCAACTTGTACTGTAAAGGGATTCAGACGGTATTTTACTTTCTGTATTGAGTTCAGAAACTTATAAATAGTTTCCCCCTGTATAGGTAGGGGTACCCCTCTGCGTACCATCTCATGGCACTGCGTTAGCTCGTTTAAATAGTAGCCACCTTCATGTACTGGAGACCAGTCTCTTGGTTCTACTAACATCGGCCACGCCATCGGACTAAACAATTCAGCTAGTCTGACTATCTCTTCTTTCTGTGCATTAAAAGCTGGTGTAGGTTCAATGTATTGGTCAGATCTTTTTGCTACTCCTTTGGTGACTCTCTCAAACCAACCACTGGATTCACATATACAATCTAAAAACCAAGCACCTACCTTTACACGTATTGGTACAGTCCATGTACGCCATGCTGGGATATCATGCTTCTGGATGATAGTCTGCATAGACTTACGTTTATATTCTGTACCCTTAGCTTGGTGCCAGTAGTTGTCCTTGAGAGTTTTGAATAGAGCTGGTGCTATATCCTCGTAGTATCTCATCTGACTTTCAGCTTCTAGAGCTGCACCTATGGCATCAGCAACCTTTAATATTTTTGAATTATCTCTGCGATTAGAAAATACTTTATCGAATGTAAGCTTAGCTGTGATAGCTGCCTGTGATTCAGTGTCCACAGCCATGATATATGGCAGTAGTTCAATCAAATGTCCAGCCCCACCCTTAGCTACTTCTAATCGTTTCTTTTTCTTCTCGTCTATATACTTTATCAAATACGGTAGGAGAGTTTCTATACTTGCAGAGCCAAAAACTGTGGCAGAGCCGTAATCTTTATCAAGTAATTTCTTGGTATCAGATCTGATCTTCTCTAAGCCACCCTTTATCTGTTTTCGCTCGAAACTCGCCTGTCTTTCTAGATCAGACTTAAGCATTTATTAGTCGGTAGATTACATAATTTAAACTATGCAAAGGTGTATATATCTATAAACCATTGCAATAAAAAAGATCTCAGCTATTCAGCCAAGATCGAGGTACACCACTGTATTCAGATTTCGTAAGATTTTAAGTCCGGCGTGTCTACCAATTCCACCACACTCCCAAGGGATCTCGGCGATAAAATTGTAACAGACACACTTAACATATAACCAATACGTAAAGAAAAGTGGTGTTTTGCAAACCTTGTAGATGCGGTAGATTACACATATGCAAAGTCTACTGAGTTAGCTCTCTTGCTTAGATCCTTATCAAATGAATGTAAGTATCTTTCGGTAACTCGGGTGGAACTATGACCCAAGTGGGTAGCAACATCAACGATGTTCATACCTGATTGAACAAGTAAGGTGCCACATGTATGTCTAAGTCCGTGAAATTTCCATGGACTGTCAATACCAACCGGTTTTTGTAATGCTCCAGTAATACATCTGTTAAACCATGTCCGCATCTGATCGGCATTTAACCAATCGTCTCCGAACGTAAGTCCACATGGATTAAGAGCAATACGCTTAGTAAGAATAGGCATCAATGAATCGTGAATACCTATGTAACGGGACTTACCCTTTTTACCTTTAGGAAACATAATCTCAATTGACTTATGCTCAAGATTTATCTTGTCATTAGGCAACTTGAGTATTTCATTTTGTCTCATCCCTGATAACGTAGCAAACAGAATCATATCTCCTAAATCATCGTTAGCCAGAATACTTCTAGCGTACTTAATCATTAAGTTGATTTCCTCTGATGTAAACGCATCCCGGGAATAAGACGTCTCAGCCTCTGGGTATCTCTCGAATCTAGGGACTGTCCAGTCCTGACTCAAGATCTGACACTTTTGACAAAACCTGAGAATAGTACTAACTGCTGATACATACCTATTAAGTGAGGCATGTGAAAGAGCGTTCTTGTTCTTAAGTTCCAGACAATCTTCCAATATCATGCGATATGTAATCTTGTGTGGGTCAATAGTCTGAGGGTGAAACAAGGTAAACTTACCTGAGTAAAGAATTGCAGACTTGCGTCCACTATTCTGCCACTCCCTGCGATTGATGAGTGTGTAGTCTCGGCATTGTTTCCAAGACGTTTTCGGTTTTGCCATAGAGTTTCTGTTTGAGAGATTTAACTAAGGCATTCCCCTGTTTCGTCAAGGTCAGAGAGTACCGCCTACGATTAGAAGGATCTCTGTCCTTGCTAATCAGGTTCATACCCTTTTTACCGTAACGGTGTTGTAGTGCTAAGTAGTCAGTGTTCCTGCTACCAGCAGCGTTGCTATAACCTAGCTCCTCCTCGAGTGCTTGCTTATGACATCCATCGTGAGACGCAATGTATAAGAATGTGAGCTGGAGTTGCAGAGGCATTTCAGGATCAAACTTTACAAACTCTTCCATACACTGGAAAAGCTTGAGCATTTGATTATCCGTTAATGTCTTCTTGAATGGATCGCTTGCTCTGTCCATCTATAGTCATAGGGTTGGCACATTCGTACTGTAGCACAAATCTACCGAGGTGTATATCAATGTCACAGAATTTTTCTTTGTCCATGCCTATGTATAAATCACCGAAGGATAAAAGTTTCATTAAATAAAGTCGATAGATTCAATGTAGTTTAAATATACCAATAGTAAGTATAAATTACTACTGTTTTTTCTTAAACACTTGACGTTTTACACGGTTAGTGTCGTCAATCAATTGCTGTGACATAATGTTAAGCAGTTCATCGTGATTAGGATGCACAGCTATATCGCTTAACAGTTTGTTGTATTGTTTGATAAAAAGTCTTTCAGTCATTGTTATTAAAATCCAGTGGTAGGTCAGTTGGCTTGAGGTGATACAATCCCTCGTCAGTACACAGCACAAACTCTTCGCCGTTCGTGATCGCTTTTTTAATGCGTTGACGGGCGTGGTGATGTGAGCTGTATATCTTTTCAGTCACACGTCCAGTCTTTGGGTCAGTGATTCTCATCATTGAGTCCACTGAATCTGGAATCATGTAGCCATGTATCTTCCAATTCTCAAATTCCTCATAGCTCAAGTTCGGGAAGAACTCGTCAGGTGAATCAGCTATAGCCCTCCAATTATTGGGAAAGTATTTACGTGTCATATTTATCTCCTAGGTATTTAATGTCTACAAGCTTGTGACCGTAGTGATCGCAGAAGTTCTTGGCGTGCCAAGCTGCGTCCTCGAGGTCGGGTGATTCGTAATACGAATAGTGGGTGTAGTCTGATTTGAGCGTGTCATACGCCATTTGAAATGATGCCATGAGCCTGATGAGTGTGTTGGATACCTGTTCCGGATGGAGGGTTTATGGACTGTCAGGCGTAGTCATACCAAGGTCTTCCTCGGTAATTTCTATATCTAATAAGTATTGATATTCTTCTGGGATATAGGATTGTTCATCGTCCATGCGATTAAATGTCGCAATTGTTATGCGTAGGGATATCTGTCTCAGTGAATGCACATATCAAATAGTTCATTTGCAGTGCTTTCTTTTGCATTTGCATAAGAGTGTCAATCACCTCTTGGAAAGAGGATGCTTCGTCAAGGTTCTTGTTGTACTTCCATGCAACTTCATAGACAGAGGCTACGAATGCTGCTTGATTCATTAGTCAACTCCCATAGTTTCTTTACGTGCTGCCATCTCAGCTATGCTGATCTCATTGATGTAGGTATATGTACCCCAATCACTTTGATCGTCAGCCATAACGAGAGCATCAATCTCTGCTTGTTCATAACTATCAGCTTCGATAGTGAAGAAGTGTTGTTCTCTATGAACTTCCACGTCATACCAAGGCATTAGTCTTTCCTCCTTGGGTCATTAGTAACTACTCCAACAACAGGATTGTCAAAGTCTTTGAGCCTTGCTCCAACAAGGTCAGGTCTACCGCACCAACTACAGTTATGTTTGTTGATACGTCCCTCACTAGATACAACATGGGTGTAATCCCTTGCTGTTGTACGTTGAAGGATGGTGCCATCTGGGAATGTGGCAGTTAGTACTCGTTTTTTCAAATGATCGTGATACATAATTAGTCCTTACATGGCTTGAATAGTTCTCTCCTTTCAGGAGCATTCTTGATCTCGTAGTAAGCACGGATACCTTCAGCTATTTCCTTGATTGCATCAAGTGCATAACTATCTTTCTCAAGATCAAATAGATGGTTGTGTTTAGCACAAACAAAGTTTCTAAACATTCGGACAATCATTTCAGGTTCCACACCATGTATGGCTACGTGTCCGTCCTCGCTGTCCACGAGTATGGCTCCGCCCTCAGAGTGAGGAGTGTCCTTGAAATACATTGCGTTATAGCAGTCCATGAAGAATTCATGGTTAGTTTCTTGTCTCATAGTCGTTGCAAAATGATGAGTGTGTACAGTTAGAGCAGAAGCTCTCAGCGTACGCAGTTATACTGAGGTGCATAAGTAGCGTACGAGGTGAGCGTCCATGCTATATGTCGGGTAGTTCGACAGTTCTTGGGCGTGTCCGTCCATGAGACTTAAGCTGTTTATCTTCCAGCATGCGTGCATACGCCCACTCCAGCACACGCTCGAGTTGTGCCTCCGTGATACGCATGCCCTTGTATGTGTACACTTGCATGCCTAGTACCCTGCAGATGCGAGGGCGTCAGCATCATCCATGTAGTTGTCAATGAATCCTTCGGATTCACATTCGTAATCACCTACTCTGCAACTGCAGTAGTATTCAAGCACTGCCCAAACAGCAGCATTCTTTAGTTGCTGTATAGATACAGCCTCATCCCTTTCAAAGTTATGAATGTAGCCAATGTCATAGAGGATCTCCTCTATCTCTGACTCATACTCGTCATAGAATTGAGCTGTCTCTACGTAGTAGATGAAACCGGTCACGCCCATTGAGCAGCCGTGATTCATTATGTCTCTGCACTCTTCGATACAATCGAAGCGTTCGTCAAGACATTCTTTAAGTGTTGCCATAGGAAATAAGACCAACCTCATTGGTTGGTAATAGCTGGGTGAGGAGTCGAACCTCACCTACTCCGACAGCTAAGCGAAGGCTATAAGCCTTTGTTGCTTGGTTAGATATCTAGGTGTTGACTTAGCGTCATTGGTACAACCAATAAACTCGTAAGTCATAACGCCGGTAGCCTTGACAGCTCGAGGTGATCGGTCAGTGTACTTACAAGTAACAGCATTGTTACTTAGCTCACGGATCCAGAATCCAAGAGACATGTTGTCATTCATCAACAAGTTGATGAGCTTGAGTCTGTCAACGTTGGAGTACTTGTACTCATAACCGTTGGTGTATCTGATAACTGCAGTAGCAGTGAATGGATTGACAGCAGCAAACTCAACAGCAGCAGAATATCTAGGTTTTACAATGAACATGATCGAAATGTATAAAGAACAATTCATCCAAAGGATGAGAGCTAGTGATGGAATCGAACCATCATGTGACAGCCATGTCTAGCTAGTAGAGATGAGACTCTCCTCACCCTTAACAGGGAGAGTCGAGTATCTCTAGCTAATAGAATTGAAGAGGTGGCATATACTGAACAGCTACGCTGTCTTGATTGAACATCTGTTTATAAACAGTGACTAGATTTTCAACAGTATCCTCATGCTCTACTGAAGTAGAGACAACCTTCATCTTTTCTTGTTGACCTTTCCAGTAACCAATACCATCAAGGATGGTCATACCATCAAGGATTTTGTCGAGCAGTACTTGATACTGCTGCCATGCTTGGTCGTCAACGTATCCACCAGTGGGTATGTTGCGTCCGAAGAACATTTGAACTTGCATTTCATTTGTGTAAACAAATGCCAGCAACTCGACTCGAACGAGTATGCACCCCGGTGGATGGGCTGGCGGTGTGTACTTCCCATGCTTCGACATGTATGAACGGCGGTGAGGATCTGGTCTGCTGTGCCTTTCGCTTCGATCCCTTTTTACAGGTCGCCGATTACGCTCTTAACAACTGTGTTGTCAGAGCCACTTATCAAGGTGGGTCTTAGTCTGAACAATCTGTTGATTGACACCGATTGTTGTAAGCAACTAAGCTCGAAGCTCGTTTTATGGTTGAGGTGAGTTGTGTTTGAAGTTATTGAGACTCTCCTCACCCTTATCAGGGAGAGTCGAGATAACAAGAACATCAACAACTCATCCTAGAGTTATTATACCGTGGTGTATTTCAATTTGTCTACTGTACCAATTATATTTCTGTCACAATAGTAATTGTGTAATGAAGCTGAGAATGTTAAGGCAACAGATCGAGAGAGATCGAGACGCATGGCTATCGCCATGAGATTGTCGATGATTGCCTCGCTCGCTGCCGAAACGGAGCGTAGTGCATGAAGAACACAGCAAAAAGCACTGCCATCACTGGATTCTCGGCAGACTATACATCCCCCGTGCATGTTTTTCGACCCCCCTTGGGGGGATTTTGGAACCTGCTATACTACGTTAACCACTTCAGACATTTACGTTATTTTTTAAAGAGCTTTAGTTGATATAAGACCACCATTGTGAGAGACGTCCAGAATAATACTTCAATTATCATCTATATCACCTATTGACATCTCCCAACCTGTATCGGTCCTCTTCATACGTACTTCGGGTTGTTTTAAGACACCAGTCTTCTCAAAGTAGTCCTGTTTATACTTCCTTACTGCAGTATCTACTTCATGTGCAGCCTTAAGCTCTATATATCTGTTCTCTATCCCAATTAAGTAGCCTAATATAATCCAGTTAATAGGTTTCCAAGGAGTCTTCAAACTCTTGTACAGTTTCTTAAAGGTATTTAACTTAAGTTTTGGCATATATACTGTTATTACTGTTTAGGTAGTTAGTGGAGTTGTTTCATTAATATCTTTCACGGATATTAGTTAAAAGGAAGGAGTCGCTGGTTTTAGCAGTCTCACTCCCTCCCCACAAGGGTCCACCCTTCCCCTGTATAGGTAGGGGGACCCCCCTAAAACCAGTGAGGGGTTGACTTTCCGTCAGACACACCTCTAGCCTGTTGTCTTTGGTCTTTATCCATCCCTAAAACCAGATGGTTAGTGGCTTGTTGGGGATTGTCTATGAAAGCTTCAAGGATATCCATCCACTCTTCAGACTTCCTAATATTGATCTGTTCTTGTGCTGAAATAGACAGTGCATCTGTAAAATACTTAACCCCTTGGGCTAGACAGTCTAATCTGTCGTCGTGCTTCACAGCGTACTTCTCCCGGCACATCCTACTCATTTGATAGAAGAGCATGTAGAGAAGTCTATTTTCTGGAGGTAACTCCTTGTTTGAGTTGTAGTCCCAATCAATAACCCCACGGTCAACAACAAGACGATGTTGATTAAGCACAGGTTCAAGACTGTCAATGATTCTGTCTTCTTTCCTAATAGTCGCTCTAACTTCATCAATAAGTATTCGCTGTTTTGTCTGTTGAATATGTTTCTTAAATAGTTCACTTACAATTCCATCTCCAAAGTTTGTCTCGACAACCAACGTTGTAACGTTGAACTTTTTACATCCTCTAAGGATGTCGAGCAAGGTATTATCGCTGTAGCCATCCCTGTATGCACGCATTTCATGCAGATAGAGGAAGCCGTTTTTTTGGGATATATACGCAGCAGTAGTTTCGTCGGAACCCCGTCCTGACGGGTCAACGCTGCAAATTGTCTCGGTATATTCAGTCCATTCTCCTTGCAGTTGCATAGGTGAATAGAAATAGTCCCCGGGGAGTCCCACTGTTGGTAGGTCTTTGATGGCATTTCGGGGATCTGAGCACCAGATGACATTATCGGGTGCAGTAGCAGGATTGACACTTGTAACAACAAGATCAGACATTTTGAGGGGAAACTTCTCAGCGTCAGATAGGGAAGTGTCAAGCATGAATTGAAGAGCAAAGTTGCTTCTTCCCATGGACGCTTCTCTTTCCACCAAGTCATCATCATCAAACCTGTCAGGGTCAGTACAAGTATTAGGTAAAGCACCATTATCTATGTCCTCTTGTAATTGTGGAGCTATTAATCCGTCATATGGTGTTGTGTCTTTTGGGAATCGGGCTGGCCAAACAAATGGTCTATAATTCCGCTCTGCCAACTTACGATAAACAGTAAAAGTAGTCTGAGGAGTCCCGAGATACATAATACGGCTATCGTCTTCCGGCGTAAGGATTGACTCGGCTTCGGTACAAAGTTGAAGTAGTTTTTCACGCATAAACTCCGTCATACTATTTCCGGGAACTTCTATGTCGTCCAGAATCATAAGATCCGCTCGTGATCCAGTTAGCTGACCAGTAATACCCACGCTCTTCACTGAAGGTGCTTGATGCGGACTGCAATTTACGTCGAAGCTTATACGAGACCACCTTGAGTCGTCGGATTTGGGTTGTAAATGTTTTAACCAAGGTGTTTCAATAATTATTTTTTGTAAGAAGATACTCATGTTGTCTGCCCTCTCCTTAGAGGCAGAAATAATCATTATTTTCTTTTCCGGGTTATTAAATAGAGTCCAAAGAACAAAAGCACCAGTAATCCAGCTCTTACCAACTCCCCGAAACGCCTGTATCTGTAGTCGCTTGGGACCACTCTGCAAGTAATCTGCAATTGCATATTGTGCCCTCGTAGGTTGTGGAAGATCTAGCTG